CCTTTTCATCAAATCCGGTCATGGAAAGGTCGAAGCCGAGTTCCTGCAACTCCTGCATTTCTACAGACAGCAGTTCTTCGTCCCAGCCTGCATCCAATGCCATCCGGTTGTCAGCAAGAATGTACGCTTTCTTCTGTGCTTCCGTCAGATGGTCGGCAAATACACATGGCACTTCTGTAATGCCTTCTTCCTTTGCCGCCATGATGCGTCCATGTCCAGCGAGTACATTGTATTCCCGGTCGATAATGACTGGATTGACAAATCCAAACTCACGAAGGGAAGAGCGAAGTTTCAGGATCTGTTCCTTGTTGTGCGTTCTGGCGTTGTTGGCATAGGGTACTAACTTGTTGATATCAACAAGCTGAAATTCTTTGGTTGTGGTCATACTCCATTCCTCCGCTTCAAAACTTTCTGTAAACCTTTTCTGGCGTCCAGTACTTTTCCGCTGACCGCCAGGTCTCGGCTGTCGCCTCGGTCGGTGCTTCTCGCTTTGCGAGAGGTTGCCACTGGCAACCCGCACCCTTTTATGGTCCTGTATTGCTGCTTGGTCATCTTCTGACGATTGGCTTTCAAATCTCGCCAGAACTGGGTATCTGCTTTCATGTATTTCTCACTTTCTGTTGCTCAGAAGCTGTTCCATCAAATCATCCTGTGGTGTACCGTCAAATTTGGTCGTGCAGTTCTGTTTCACAATATCGAAAATCTCATACCAGAGCAAATTTGCCTGTTTCTGAAATGTCTGGCTCATCTGCACAAACGGAGAGGCGATAACGCCACCAGTGGTCGGATGCTTTCCCAGCAGTCCATAGGTACTGAGGGCTTCTTCACACTGTACAAATCGGGCGAATGCCTGCGAGTAGCTTTCCAGCAGCCGTTTGTTGACGTGCTTTTCACAGCCACGCTGTTTCAGCCAGAGCCACGTTTCTTTGTACACAATGTCTGCTCCCAGCGGTTTTCCGTTCTTCTGCCGGGCAGACAAGTACGCACTGGGACTTGGCATATCCGCACCGGTCAAATCAGCGGCATCGTCCAGATCAGCTGCATCCAATTCCGGAGCATGAAACTCCATAATATCTGCATCCTTGCCCTCTGCGATCTTGTCGGAGAGGGCCTTCGGCTTATCGCCCGCACGAACTCGTCTGCCGCCTCTTCTTGTACCGTCCTTTGCCATCTGATTTCACCTGCCTTTTGAGAAAAAAACAGCCGAAACTGCGTAGGTTTCGGCTTGTTTGCATATTTTCGGGGTTAATCCCCCGTTTGAACCTTGGTTTTTGTGCGTGAGAGGGAACGCCGGTCTGTAAAAAATTCACAATTAGCGATTTTTATCCCCCCACCGGCAGCATTTCTGACACAATCAATACCGATAGACGGGATTTCGGTCTTCCGTCCATGTCTTGCGGTCGTGGCAGGACTTGCATAACGCCTGCCAGTTGCTTTCATCCCACATCAAGTGCGGATCACCACGGTGAGGAATGATATGGTCGACCACGGTCGCTGCCGTGAACCGCCCCTGTGCTTTGCACCGCACACACAAAGGATGCCGGCGGAGGTACGCCTTGCTCAGTCTCTGCCACTTGCTGCCGTAGCCACGCTTGGCAGCAGACGGTCGGTCTGGATGCAGTGCCTTGTGCTGTTCACAGTAGCGGCTGTCGGTAAGGTTCGGACAGCCTGGGTGACTGCACGGGCGTTTACTCTTCCTCGGCATAGCCGACACCTCCTTCGAGTATAACAAAAGCCGCTGCGGTCAGATCACAACGGCTTTACATAATTCTTCTATTATACAGTTTACCACATATCCTCGTGTAAGTCAAGTTTTATGAACTCTCATCAACTCTCAACTTTTCGAGGACTTTGGTATGGAGACGGTAGATATTCTGTACGCTGTAGCCGAACTCCGAAGCGATTACTGCCCACGGCTTGAATTCAAGGTAACGCTTGGTAAGTAGGTCACGTGCATCACTGTCCTCCACCTGACGGATGCGGTTTTCCATGTCAGATATCAGGGCATCATACTCTGCCTGCGTTTCCTGTATCTCCTGTTCCAGTGCCATGATTTTGAATACAGTTCCTTCCATCTTGCTGTGGTCGGGAGATACCGTCTTTGGCATATCGCTGATGCCGTTGCCATTCATACCCTCAGCTCTCTGATGCAGCAGACGGATTTCATGTATTTTCCGGTTGATGCGTTTGCGGAGTCGTTCCGCTTTGTTCCAGTATTCCTTCATGCTGCTTCCTCCTTCATCATAACAATCAGCTTCTCACCGTCTAAGTCGGACAGAAAGGCAAACCACTGCGACCGCAGGAAACGCTCGCATTCGCGGATCGTGCCTTCGTCTTTTTCGCTCAATGCCTGTTTGTAGTCCAGCAAAGCTCTCTCAATAATTGCCGCAGACAGCGGCACATATCCTTCGCTTATTTTACTCTCGCTTTCACTGCACTCATCATTGCTGCTTGTGTTTTATCCTTGTTTTCCAGAACCTTCATGATATCTTCATCAATCGTTCCCACCGATACGATGTGGTGGATTACGACCGTTTCGGACTGCTGCCCCTGACGCCAGAGGCGGGCGTTGGTCTGCTGATACAGTTCCAGCGACCACGGCATCGTGTACCAGATGATGGTGCTACCGCCGGACTGCAAATTCAGTCCGTGACCTGCGGAAGAAGGCTGTATCAGTGCGATTGGTATTTTGCTTGCATTCCAGTCGGCAATGTCTGTATCGGTCTTGATCTCTCTGCACTCGAAACGCTCCATGATGCTGTCCCGTTCATGCTTGTACCAGTATGCGATCAGAACAGGTTTGCCGTTTTGTGCTTCGATCAGATCTTCCAGTGCGTCCAGCTTGTGGGAATGTATCCGCATCACGTTGCCGCCATCGGTATAAACCGCACCGCTGGCAAGCTGTGTCAACTTTCCACACAGGACACCTGCATTTGCTGCTGTAATGGAATCTCGCACGAAGTCCAGACACATATCCTGTTCCATATCTTTGTAAATTGCTGCAGCCTTCTCATCAAGTTCCACTCTATCCGCTGTCGTTACCAGCTCCGGCATGGTCAGGTGGTCGGTGGTTTTCATGGAGATGCTGATATCAGCGATTTTGCCGTATATTTCCTTTTCCGCGCCCTTTCTCGGTGTGTAAGTGAAGCCGTTCCAGTCCGGTGTAAAATAAGCATCACGATACTGTCCGATACGCTTGCCGAGACGTTCACCCTTGTCCAGCAGACGGAACTGTGCCCACAAATCCATGAGTCCGTTGCTGCATGGTGTTCCGGTCAGCCCTACGATGCGCTTTACGAAAGGTCGTACCTTCCGTAGTGCTTTAAATCGCTTGGACTGATGATTCTTGAAGGAACTCAGCTCGTCAATAACGACCATGTCAAAATCAAACGGCATTCCGCTGCTTTCAATGAGCCACTGCACATTCTCACGGTTGATGATGTAGAGGTCTGCCTTTTGCCGGAGTGCCGCAAGCCGCTGTTCACGGCTGCCCAGCACCAGACTGTAATTCAGCCCCTCAAGGTGATCCCACTTGGCGATCTCGGCAGCCCAGCTATTCTTGCATACACGAATCGGGGCGATGATCAGTACCTTGCGTACCTCAAACTTGTCAAACATGAGGTCGTTCAGCGCCGTCAAGGTGATGCTGGTCTTGCCGAGTCCGCATTCCAGCAGGACTGCCGCCTCTGGGTGTGTTTCGATGAAGTCCACAGCGAACTTCTGATAGTCATGTGGTTTGTATTTCATCAATGATCCCTCCAATCTGATCGGGGCTGTCCAACACAAATGCCTTGAAGCCCAGCCGCCGAAGTGTTTTGATACGAAGTCGCTGCAGCGACCGGGGCTTTTCGCCGGGTGTTTTGACCTCCACGAAACCGATTCTGCCGAATGGCATCAATACGATGCGGTCTGGCACACCTGCTGTTCCGGGAGAGGTAAACTTCCAACAGACACCGCCTTGTACTTTTACGGCAGCGACCAGTTTTTCTTCAATTGATTTTTCTCGCATAAAATCGACCTTTCTGGGAAATAGTGCAGGTCGGTGAATGTCATTTCCAAACCTTTCTATAGGAAGAAAATTCTATGTTTTTTCTCGCCTGCGTAAGGTCTGTATATGAGTTTCACCGACCTGCACTTTCCCGATTTTACGTCGTTTTTGAATGATGAAAGTGCAGGTCAATCAAGAAATTCCAGACGAATTTGAAGCCCATAGATGGTAATTCCGCTGTTCAGCTTCTTGCGCTTATATCCTGCCTGCTCCAACGCACCGTAGAAATCGGTCGTGCTGCGGACATACTCACCATTCTCTATGCAATACTCACGATAACGCTTATACAGCTCTCCGGACTTCTCCTGATAGGACGCATCTACATCGCAGCAATCATTGATGAATGCTCCAAGCCAGTCATTGCCGTCACGATACGCTCCGATCGCATCCAACACACATTGTGGGCGGTCTACCTTGAAATCGGCAGCGACCACCTTCATCGCACCCTCGATCAGCCACGAAAGAACCGCACCGCCTGCATTGTCAATGAGATACTGGGTATAATTCTTTTTGTCAGCCTGTCCCTGAATCTTTGCATGGAACGGGATCACGATCAGTCTACGCCATGTGCCGTCATCGGAGGCAGACACCTTCGGCAGGTGGTTGGTATACAGCACCAGCGTGTGGCTTGGCTCAAAAGAGAACGGAGCCTTGAACTTCTTTTCTGCGAAAATGGGATCGGTCGAACAGAGCTGTTTTACCACAGAGGTATTCAAACGCATACCTTCCTGCAGCTCGGCAGCAATAATCAGCCGCTTGCCCTTCAGCTCTGCCATTTCGGGCTTCACGTTCCGCTTGCAGTTGACGGTCAGGGCGTCAGCAGAGATATTGCCGGAATAGCTGCCCAGCACCTTGTAAATTACATTCCAGAATGTCGATTTGCCGTTGCGTCCATCACCATAAGCAATAATCATCGCCTCGGTGTATACCTTTCCAATCAGGCAAAGTCCGCAGATCATCTGGACATAGTCAATGAGACTCTGGTCGCTGCAGAAGAACACCTGCAAGGCTTCCTCCCATAACTGCCTGCCTTCCTCATTCGGCACGACCGCTGTCACTTTGGTAATCAGGTCAGCAGGATCAGTCGCTCTCCAACCGTTAATACCTTTCGTCAGATCATAAGTGCCGCCGGGCGTATTCAGCAGCATAGGATTCCCGTCAAGCTGCTCCGGGTGCTTCAGTACCAGTGGTTTGGCGGCATCAAGGGCGTTATTCAGACTTCGGATGTTGCGATACTTCATCACGAAATCGTGGTATATCTCCGAAAATCTGAATAGCCCATATGCAGCACCCTGCTCCGGATTCAAACTATCACGGAACTTTTTACCACCCGCTTTTGCCAGCATTCTGGGAACGCCGAGCTTTTCCAGTGCACATAAATGTTCTTCCATCTTGCTTTCCGCATCCGAAAGCTGGGCATCGGTATGTTCAATCATCGCCATGACCGCCGCCTGTTCCGATTCCTCCCAATATACACCATTGTAACGCAGGTAATTGGTAGCAACCGTGAAGGTGATTTCCTCGCCAAAGCAGTCCACGAAAGTACGGGCTTCACCGACATCGGAAAAATCATCCGGCAGGAGAGGATTTTGTCCGAACTGGTCGGGCGGAACATATCCGTCCTGCGAGGTAACCTTGCTGCCGAACTTGCAGGCACTGTTCCAGATGCTTTCCAATTCCGTATCATCAAGAGGAGGATTGCACTCGGCTGCTTTGTCCAGAAATTTCTGACGGGCTTCATCCGTCACACCGAAACGTTTGACCAGTCTGCCCGCAATACGGGACAGGGTGCTGTTGCGCTGCCCTTCTGGAATGCTGCTGTTCGATTTCATCAGTGTCAGCCAGTCCTCGATAGTCAGACTCCCTTCGTGCCAAATCACCTCACCTTTCGAGCCAAACAGAAAACGGGAGGCATCCAGCGCATTGCCGTCAAAGAAGGGAAGTTCCTTGTAGATACGGGCTTTGATTGCTTTGTGAAATGTTGCATCCTTGCATGGCGTTGTCGGGAAAAATACATGGAAACGAGGGCGGGCGGATACCGAGCCTTTCGCCAGCATATGATGACGACTGTATGTGACCGCAAATGCCACATCTGTTAGCATCTCCGACAGCTTTTCGGGCGTGATCCACTCGTCCGTATCGTCGGAATGGTCGTTGTCACAGTCCATCGGCACAACATCCGAGAGCTGGAAGTTAGTGTCACTGCGGGAAAAATTATCATACAGTGCGCACACATGATCGAAGGCGACCGCCTTCTTTAGGTCAGCTTCAGAGGTAATGACTTTCTGGTGTGGGTAGTTGGTGTTCTTCGCATTGCCGGTACAGTCGGCAGTATACAGGGTAAATTTCATAGCTTTTCCTCCAATTCTTCCGTGAAATAACGAATTCTCATGTGTTTACGCTTCGCACGGTCAATCTCCGCCTTCATGCCTGCGGAGATATTCTCACCGAACACCCAAAGCTCCACGCACTTGCTCATCAGCACCCAGTTCATAAAAATGGCTGTATCCCGTTCCTCTGGAATATCGTCGTCCATGAACTGCGTAAAATAGATGTGCGGTGCAATCGGCAGATAGTGCTTGTCTACGGCAAAGCGGCTGTATCTCTTGGCGTTCTTGATATTTCTCTCCGTATCTCCGGAGTAAGGAGAGCAGATATACACAATGGGTCGGAAGGCGGCAGCCTTGCGGACTGCCTTTTCTTCCTTTTCCAGACGGGTGAACGCCTCGTGTTCTGTAGGGCTGAAATAGCCCTCTGCGTTGTACTTATCTGCCATTGCCGTGCTCCTTTTTTATGCGTTCCGCATACCATTCTAGATGACGCTTTCTGGTCTGAAAATCTGGAACTGACAGCAGCAGACCAATATCAGCCTTTTGCAGAACTTCAAGCATATTGATTTGCTCCTGCGTCAAATAAGGGCGGATACTTGTTTTCTTCTCGATTCCATGTGTTTCACGGAACTGCTTTGCCGTCATGCCAAGTACAATACGGTTGAGCATATCGCATTCATTGCTGAAGTGATAAGGCTTCGGGTTGTCGTTGATAAGACGGATATTCTCGGTAAGCAGAGGAAATTCTTGCCTTGCCGATACAAGCGTTCTGATGAAAGACTCCATCTCGTTGAAACGGCGTATGTACAGTTCCTTGAACTGTGCCGCCTTTTTACCACGATAGCCCATTGCCAGAAAGACGAAACCGTCACGGGTCATAATGTAACACGGCTGCTTATGTCCCTGTTCGTTGATGTATGCCGACTGCACAAAATTGTGCAGTCGAAATTCCTCCGAGCAATCAAGTTCACGAATATCACGGAGGACAGCTCTGTGTTCCTTTTCAAAAAACTGTGCCACATAGCGGCTGTCTACTCTGGCGGTGTCATGTTTATCGACGAACACGCCGTAATCGTCCATAGGAATCAAACTTTTCATTTCAGTGCCTCCATTCTTTTCTTCGAGCAGGCAGAACAGCAAACTGCCGTGCCATACATATCGCCCATGCCGTCTGCAAATACAACAGACAGGTCAACGGATACTTCCTTACCGCAGTCAGGGCAGGTGCAGAACACATTTTCATCGTTCAGCTCTACCTTGACTTCAACAGTGTCATTGATATTTTCCTTTACATAAAACATAGCAAAACCCTCCTAAATTTCTTCTCATTATACAGTCCTTAAAAATATGCTGAAAATTAGCCTGCTCCTAATCTTTTTTATAAAATTCACACTCGTACCCATCAGCCCGCAAGAGCAGCCCCTCTGCCCACTTCGGTGTACGAGCCATCTGTTCGCAGACAACTTGCAGTGACATTCGTCTATCAGCTTCAATAATCATTTCATCGTGGATATGCCCGACGATAAAGCAGTGAGACAATGTCTGTAGGGAATAAAACAGCAAATCACGAGCTATACCCTGAACAATATTTTCCACGAGCTTGCCGGAGTATGTCTCCAGCCGCTGCCACTTCTTTGATGTGCCGACACCGTCATAGGTAATAGATTCACCGCCAAAACGGTTCTCTTCAATACGTGGCTTTACGTAGGCAAGCCGTCTGCCGGAGGGGAGTTCAATAAACAGAAATCCAGATTCATAGCTGAATTTGATACCGTGTGTTTCTGTCTGAGTTTTGCCGCTGACTGCCTTGATAGCCATCCTCTCCACGTCCCACCAGAGCTGTACGATGTTGGGCGATGCCTTCCGCCAATCTGTGACAATTTGCTTCAGCTCATTATCTGAAAGTCCCATAGCGTCTGCACCGAACGCCTTCATAGCACCTACGCTGCCGCCATAACCACACGATAATTCGGCACATTTACCTTTCTGCCGCAAATGTCCGTTCACGCCGTGCTTTACAACAGGAACACCGAACATCTTTGATGCCGATGCACAATAAATGTCCTCGCCATTAGCAAAAGCGTTCATTCTCCACTGTTCGCCTGCAAGCCATGCAATAACACGGGCTTCGATAGCAGAGAAGTCCGCTACGATGAATTTATAGCCTGCTTTCGGTACAAATGCCGTGCGGATAAGCTGTGAAAGCGTGTCGGGAATATCCTCATAGAGAAGTTCCAGAGCATCCATATTGCCGGAAAGAACGAGATTTCGTGCCGATTCCAAATCGGGAATATGATTCTGCGGTAAATTTTGCAATTGTATAATCCTTCCTGCTTCCCGACCTGTACGATTTGCACCGTAGAACTGGAACATTCCTCTTGCACGGCCATCCGAGCAGACCGCATTTCGCATTGCTGCATACTTTTTGACAGAGGATTTGGAGGTTTGCTGTCGGAGCAGCAGTACTTCACGAATTTCCGGCGAAACTTTATCTATCAGTTCCTGCACTTCCTTTTTGCCGAGTGATTCTATTTCTACGCCGTGCGATTTCAGCCAACCTTTCATTTGCTGCACGGAGTTTGGATTTTCAAGTCCTGTCAATTCGCACAGCTTTTCAGTAAGATGCTGTTTTGCACAATCGCCGATACGAATTGCATTACGGACAAGCGGCAAATCAAGCTGAATGCCGCGGTCGTTGATTTCTTGGTCAAGGTGGTATTCCTTCCATACGAAATAAGGAACAGGGAAACGGCTTATTTTCCTCTCGATTCCTATTTCCGTCTCCACGTCACGCTTGTTGTATGCTTTGAAAACCGCCCACTTATCAGGAGCATCGGACGGAACATGAAACAGCGGTTTATCGCCGTCATAGGCATAGGGGACACAAAAATACTTGATGAGAGCTTTGCCCTCTGTCATCTTCTGCTGTTCGAGTTTCAGGACCGAGCCGACTCCTGCCAGCGTCAGCGGCAATCCAAGGTAAGCGGACGCTGCCATAGAGCAGTGCCAAGAATCAGGACTAAGATAATTGCCGACAGAATCCTGCGGAATGCTGTAACTGTGGAAAATATCGGGATAATTGCGTTTCAGCCAGACCGACAGGCATACGCGCTCAAAAGAAGCGTTGAAGCTGTGCTTTGTGACAGAATCGTCCGTCAAGGCATGAAGAATATCATCGGGGAGCGACTCACCGCTGGCAAGGTCAATGACCTTCACCGGAGCATCGTCTACGGAATAGGCAAACAGCAGAATATCAAAATAAGGAGAATCGGCATAGCGGTATACGCCTGTTTTGGTAATGTCTGCGTCGCTGCGAGTTTCCAAGTCAATCATCAATTTATGCATATTATCAACTCCAAATTTCCCACCCACGGTTCACACCGCAAACGCCCACCCGTCTGTATCAGTTAATTATGAAAGAAAATCATCGTCGTCATCGTCTGCAAAATCGTCCTCTGCACGGGATTTACCGCCCAGCGGCTCTCCGTCACGGAGCTTCTGGAGATTGTTCAAACCGCAGGCAATTCCACGGTTGCCATTGGTATTGAATGCGTAGAAATTAATGCTTGCACGACCGTAGATACCGCTGTAAAGTTCGCTGGTATCGAGAATCGGCTGGCAGTCGGCATCTACGACACCGGGCTTTGTTGCGCTGTTTGCGTTGATGAAGTAGCTGTCTGCGTAAGCCGGGTCGTCCGGTCTTTCTTCATCGCCGTCACGAAGAGGCGTTTTGAGCATCTTAAGTGCGGGAACAGACTTGCCGTTTCCCTTGAGTTTGGACTGTCCCTCGTCATAAGCAGCCTTGATTGCCGCTTTGCATTTCTCCACCGTTACGGTATCGCTTTTCGGAATGATAAGAGATACGCTGTACTTCGGAGTGCCGCCGTTGATGCTCTTCGGCTCGTTTACGATGAGATAGCTGAAGCGAGTATTTTTGCCCGTGACCACCTTTGTCGGATTCATGATCTTTGCCATAATAAAAACTCCTTTACTCTTTAAAATCTTCTGCTGTGGGATTCCACGCTTTCCGTTTATCGGAATCGGGAACCAGTGTCGGTTTGCCCTGTGGTTTCTCAATAAGAGAGCTGAGCAGGGTATCAAATTTTTTCTTGCCGAGCAATTTTGTCATTGCGGTCACGCCCATGAGCTTCTTTTCAAATGGGTCATATCCTGCATCCGTGACAACTGCCGCAACGGCATCATCATTTGTGTATCTTCGGTTGGAGCGACCTTCCACGATCTTATATCCGGGGAACTCCTTACCGCTGATTGCCTGTTCAAGTGCATATGTTTTTACATCGTTTACCCAACCGATAAAGGTGTCCGCACGATTGAGAATCATGCTGATTTCATCATCGGAAAGTGTATCAGGAACGGCAAAGTCGTACTGTGCCATTTGGAGATTGTACTCCGCACGCTTGCGGCAGGTTGCCTTGACCTTGCAGAACTGACAGTGTTTGCCTGCCTTGTATTCGCCCTCGCCATTGGCGGCAAGAGCTGCTGCCGGAACGAGGATTTTTTCTGCCCATTCGAGCAGTTCTTCTTTGCTAATTTCGGCAATGCTAATGTTGTCACGTCTTGGCTGAAAAATAATCATGCGGACGGTCTGAATGTCATACAGGCTTTCAAACAGGTTTAATGCACCTAATGCGTACATTCTCATCTGCGGATTTTCCTCTGCTTCTACTAAAATTCCCAGTCCATACTTGAAATCTATTACCGTAAGCATACCGTCAGCTACGATAATACAGTCGGCTGTGCCGAAGCTCTCTGCCACCCAACGGGTAAAATCAAGACGCTGTTCTACAAGGACAAGCGGGTCGGAGCAGTTCTGCTTTGCCGTTTCGACCTGCTCCATGACAAATTCGCAGTAAGTATCGCTGCATTCCGCCATTTCCTCATCGAAGTATGTCAAATCTTCAGTGGGGTCTCGAACCCTGTGTCCGAGAGCCTTTTTTACCTTGTACTCGCAGAGGGCGTGTGCGTCTGTACCTTGTTGAGCATAGCTGCTGGATGTATCCTGTTGTACCGCATTTTCTTTTGCGGACGGCGGGCAGTTGATCCAACGCTCACTGCTGGATGGCGCGAGAAGTGCGTGATTACCCGGCATTTGCAATCACCTTCGCTTCTGCAAGCAGTGCTGTGTAGTCCGACTCTGCCACATCGGAGAGCTTGTCTGCCCCGAATTTCCGGAGCAGCTCCTTGACTTCAGCAGTATGACCATTGCGGGAAATCTCCGACAGACGGCTGCGGAGTTCTACAAAAGTAACAGTCTGCTGTTCAGGTGTCGGCTGTTCCTTTGCAGTGATTTCCTGTGGCTCGTCCTTTTCGGAATCGTAGATGGTCTCGAATGTGTTGAGATACTCACTTGTGATTTTCTCCGTCAGTGCAGTTACTGCTTTCGTCAGTGCGTTCAGAGAATTAATCAGTTCGAACATTTTGTCCATGGTTTTCACCTCTTCGTCTTTTTTTGATTGGGAATCATTCCTTCTCACCATACAGTCCTCGGATCAGCCTGAAAAATTAGCCCCCTCAAAAAACTTTTTTATAATTTCCACAATTCTTTTTTTGTGAGCAGTAACTGTCGGTGATGACATACCGAGGATTGCGGCGGTTTCCTTCACATTGAAACCTCGCAGATAATGAAGTTCATAAACCTGTTTCTGACGTTCTGACATAGTTTCAACAGCCGCACGGAGCATTTCTACTTCCGGAGATACTTCACTGCCGTCAGGAATATTTTCAATAGCGGCTTTCTCAGAATCATGTTCATCATCAGACATCACATAGTCAATGGAAAGATTCCAATTTCTTGGTGCTTTCTCACCGGGATGAGCGTTTTCCCATTCCTTTACAGCCTGCTTTTCTTCAGCGGTCAGTTCAGGACGACCGTTTTTCAGGTTGTTGCGTACTTCTGCATCATCCAAATGATGCAGAAGTACAATAAACTCTTCAGTAATACCGTCTTTTCCCGGTATCAGGGTAATTGTGCTGCCGTCATAAATCGGATAGGTGTATGTAGTCCTTTTGGCGGCTGGCGTTTTGCGTACTCTCAGTTTTTCAGCTTTTTTCTCATAAATTGGCATAAAAAATTCCTCCATTGTCTTGAATGGAGGAATCGCCCGGCTGCAAAATGGCATAACAAATCAGACTGCACTCCAGAAGGGATTTCACTCCATTCGGTTTGCAGCCGTCAAGCTCAAATTGACAGCCTTGTTATTCTATTGTCCCACACAGCCTGTTGAGCAACCGGTGTCAGTATGTATGAGTCAGCAGTTTAACGTCATACTGGGGACATAAATAGACGGAAAAGTCAACCTCTCCCGTTATTCATGGAAAAAGTAGAGGTTAAAACGAACGGTTTTTGTAACTTTGTAAATTTTGCGTAAAATCACTTCCGCCCTCTTAAAAAATTATATCAAATGTGATATAATATAATCAAATCTTTAGTTTTCATGTCAAATTAGGAATAATATATTGAAAAGGAATATGAATATGTCAGAATTGAATTTCCAGTTACTTGAAGAAAATATCCGTATGCTCCTTGTGAAAAACAATATAACGCAGCAGAAACTCGCAGAAATTGCAGGTATGACGCAGGCTAACGTAAGCAAAGCATTGAATCGTAACGAAAAGAAACGTTTTACTCTTGATCAGGTATATAGAATTGCACAGTACTTTGAAGTATCTATTGATAGCCTTGTAGGGAATCCAGCTGAAAATTCAGCAGGTACAAGTCCACGTGATGCCTTCCGTTTCATTACAAAGTTTCTCTCTGTTGGAAAATTGAGGACTGCTGAATTGACAGTAAAAGAGACAAAATATGAGCAGGAATATGGTAATGGCTTAATGGAACACAAACCACGAGAAATTGATGACACATATCCCGTTTTCTTCTTTCCGGATTATGAAAGGTTCTCCGATTATAAGTTATCAGATCAAGACGAAGTCGACTTACATATGGAATTTTGTGCTCGTGGAAACGATACAAGATTTCTATATCTGAACAAAATATTGAAGAAGATGATACCACTGATTGCACAGTACAGGGACGGTGATATTCCGGAGGAGGCTTTTCAAATGATTGTTGATGGCTATGCAAATCAATTGCCAGATAAGTAATAAGATAGAATTTAGATTCTATTATTCATATGTTATACTGTTCTAAAGCCAAATAAAGATTTTGTGCAGAATATTGTTCAGGTTTAGAATAGAGGGGAGTATAAGGGTTGACGATGTTAGTTACTCACTGTCATTCATTTTTGAGATAAGATCATCTATCATCTCCTCCAGCTCACGGCAGCTTATGCTGTGAAGGTTGCCAAAGCGGTTAACAACTGAGTCAGCAACTTCCGGTGAATGGTTAATGCTGACGGCAGTGAGTAGATTGGATGCCCGTTTTTCGTTCTGTCGTTGTCATTAATTAATGCCTCCTTTAAAATTTACAAAATTTACACTTTTCTCATTGCCTTTTTGTTGAATCTGTGGTATAATGTAGATGTGACAATTTTGTGAAGAGATGTTTGCAATTCGATTATGGTGTAATTTTACCACCATCGAATGAAACTTTCAAAGCGATTAAGGACGTTTAAGTATGATTAGGTATGTTTAAAGGAGGCACCTTTATGGTATTCAGTAATTTTGCACAGGTTTTGTATTCCGTTCTTGCAGAAGGACGCAGCTTTGCACAATTTACAAGAAACTTGTTCTTAAACATTACTGATTACAGCGATTCAGAAGAAAACCCTATCGAAGATGCTGAGGACGGAACATTGAAAGCCTACTATACGGGAAAAAATGGCATTTCAAGATTTGCAAAGAAAATAAACAGCCACTTGGATACCCAAAAATTCGAGATGTATTTAGAAAGATTTCCGTCCGGTACTGCAATGCTTATTCGTGATGTACTTCTCCCATTTGATTCACAAATTGATGAATTCAATTGCTATAAAAGGTGTGCAAGCATACTTAAAGATATCATAATTACGGCAGCAACACAAAAAAGAAAGCCTAAAAAGGACATCAGTATTACGTCTGTAACTACAGCACCCAGAGAGGTTGACTCTGATTTTAAAACTCGGTTGTTGCTCGAAGCCTCTGGAATATGTGCAAATGATAATTGCAATAAGCCACTAAGCATAACTAAGGGGGAAGATTATCAATGTTACTTTGAGTGTGTAATTATCGACAGTGCACTTCCACAAGATTCCTTTGAGAATAATATAGCTTTTTGTCCTGAATGTGCAGCAAGGTTTAGAATGAGGGCTACTACCGATGAAATTCAAAGAGTTAAAGAAATCAAAAAGCAACTGATTCAAGATGCAGCCGATAAGCAAATGTTATCAGAAAGCCAAGTGACAGATGGTGTAAAAAGAGTTATTCAGAAAATCTCTAAATCACTTACAGATGAGCCAAAGGTTCAGCTCTCTTATAATACGGCGACTATTGATCAGAAACTTCTTGCGATAAGCAAGCCTTTATGTATAAAAGTCAAGTCATTTGTAAATGAATACTACAATGTTGTATATGATGCATTCATTCAGATGGATAAATCAAAGGTTATACGGTTTGAGCCGTTTTCACTACAAATGAAAATGAATTATATCCAGCTTGTTCAGAGTGGAACTGAACCAGTTAAAATTTTTGATAAACTTGTGGACTGGATTGTAAGTATCACAAATGAAGATCGATTGTGGTGTGAAATTATTGTTTCATACTTTGTACAGAAATGCGAGGTGTACAATGCAACTTCCGAACAAACTATATAGTTATAACTATAGCGTTCTTTCAAAATTTCCGATTTTACTTAAGTCTCTTCAAAAAGGGGATGTTCAAGTACTATCTCTATTTATGAGTAATCAGGACAAATTCGAGAGTATCAATGATTTTATTGAGACACTTGATGCACTTTACGCCCTGCGAAAAATAGATTATGATGATGAAAAAGGGGTGATACATTTTGTTATATGAAATCCAATGTGATCGTTTTATCTCAAACGGTCAACCAAGACCGCCGATTCGTTTTAACAGCGGTTTAAATGTGGTATTGGGCGGAAGAAATGCAGACAACTCTGTTGGAAAATCGACATTTATGCTGATTATCGATTTTGCTTTTGGCGGAGAAACATACGCAAAATCGCAAACTGCTCTTCACATCGGAAATCACCTGATCAAATTTGCTTTCAAGTTTGCTGAGACACTCTACTATTTCTCTCGTGATGTTGTGAATGCCAATACGGTTAATGTATGTGATGCAAATTATAATGTGCAGTCAACACTTTCAATTGACAATTTCAGGAAAAAACTTCGAGAACTATATAATATCACATTGAGAAACGGCTCTTTTCGTGGAATCGTGGGTCCTTATTTCAGAATTGCCGAGATTGAAAATCACAATAGTTTGAAGCCACTTCATGCATTCCCAAGCCAAAAAACGATTGATGCGATAGTGGCATTAGAAAAGCTATTTGATGAATATTGGCATATTGAGGAGTATAAGGATGTTCTCAAAAAGAGGGAGGAAAAGCTTAAGGCACACAATGCAGCAAGGAAACAAGCCCTTCTTCCTAATAGTGTAACTACGAAAACTGCATATAAGAGAAATACTACTGAGATTGAACGGTTAGAAAAGGAACTTGAAGAATTAACACTGCAGACTGATCGTGATCTTTCAAAGGAAAACACGGAAGAAGCAGATCAAGTTTCTGAAATTAAAGGGAAAATTACCGCCCTCAAGCGTAAACGTACAATGCTACAATCCCGATTGGACGCCGTCAAACTGAATGTCAGCGGCGGTATCAGATATGTACAAGGAGAGTTTTTAGAACTTCAAGAATTTTTCCCAGATGTCAATATTCGTAAAATCGCAGAAATAGAGGCATTCCATGAAAAACTCATAGCAATTCTAAAACAGCAGATGGAGGATGAGATCTTGCGTCTGTCTACGTTGGTTGCAGCAGCAACGGACGAGATACAAGTTCTTGAAGAGGAGCAACGTTCTCATGGTAGCCTTGCTGCGATGTCTAAAGCATTTCTTGATAAGTTTTCGCATTATCGACAGCAGATTGATACACTACGAAACCAGAATAAAGCTTACGATGATGCAAAGACTTTTGCAGATGACATAAAAGCTGCAAAACAAGCTCTGAAGGATGCCGAAGATACCATTCTGCGAAATATCGAAAGCATGATCAATTCACAAATGACTCGCTATAACGACTTTGTTTATAACCAGACACGAAAAGCTCCTGAAATCAATCTTTTTGACGGCACACGGTATGAATTCACTACTCCAGATGACACAGGAACAGGTACATCATATAAAAGCCTTATTGTGTTCGATTTGAGTATTTTGAAACTCACGCAACTTCCCACTTTGATTCACGATTCTCTGATCTTTAATGATATCGGGTATGCACCGCTTGAAAAGATCATGGAACTATATACACAAAGTAGCAAACAGATATTTATTGCCTTTGATAAAAAAGAAGCTCCGACAAAAGCAATTCAAAAGATACTTGATTCAGCGAGCATATTGCATTTAAGCTCTGATGGAAATGAGCTATTTGGAGAGAATTGGGGTAGAAAAAAGAAGGATGAGGAAGAGGACTCCGCTGCTCCTACAAAGTAAAAAAATGCGGCATTAAGTGCTGCATTCTTTTATCCGTCCCTTTTTTAAACATTAGCCTAAAACAAATCATTTTTTAATTGAAAAATTCGGCAAAGTGTGGTATAATATTGGAAATAAAGCTTCAAGTATAGAACAGGAGGACTCCCATTGACGGAACTCATTGAGATCAATGCATATCCGGTAAAAAACGTCCTGTCAAGGCTTTTGCTCGACAAGACGACTGGCAAAAATATAATCTTTGCGACTGACGATTATGCACGCTATGGTTGTTACGATACAGATCAGATTACAGAAAATGCATTGCTTGGGTTTGATTCGCTTGATATTCAACCTCGTGTGATGAAAGATCGTACAGAGCAATCAGAGCGCACAAGAAAAAAGGCAGAAGTATTCACTCCTACCTGGATTGTCAAACAGATGTGTGACCATTGTGACAGCGTCTGGCAGGACGGCAAGTATGCGGATGACTGGCAGAAATATGTACAGCTCCGGATACTGGAAATCGCCTGCGGAGAAGCTCCGTTTCTTGTAACACGCTACGATACAACTACAGGTGAGCGACTACTAATCAGTGAGCGTACAGGAATGCTTGACCGGAAGCTTCAGGCGATACAGGCAGATGACGAGGAAACATGGCTCAAATGGGCATTCAAATCCTACGAAAGCACATACGGCTACGAATTTCAGGGAGACAATCTGTTGATCGCACGTATCAATCTACTCGTGACCTTCTGTGATTATCTGGAAGAACGTTGGCAGAGAAAGGCTACCGACAGCGAGCTGAAAAAAATCGCCAATATCATTGCATGGAATCTATGGCAGATGGATGGACTGAAGGACACCGTGCCGCTGGGCGTACCGGGTGAAGAATTTCACCAGTTTTCTCTTTTTGGTGATGAAGAACCTGTTGATTTAGAGGCTGACAGCTGCAAGATATATAACCACCGCAGTAGCAATTCATTGTTGTTTGCGGATATAAAGGAGGGTAAAAGTAATATGAAATTTGATTTTGTGATTGGTAATCCGCCGTATCAGGATAACACATTAGGAGATAATGAAACTTACGCTCCGCCTATTTATCACTTGTTTATGGATGCCGCTTTCACTGCTTCTGATAAAGTGGAACTAATAACACCAGCTCGTTTCCTGTTTAATGCAGGAAGTACGCCTAAGTCATGGAACGCTGAAAGGCTAACTGATAACCATTTCAAGATTCTATATTTTGAGCAAGATAGCACTAAAGTATTTAAAAACACAGTAATAACAGGAGGACTTGCAATCTCATATCGTGATGCTAATGCTGATTATAAAGCAATAAAAGTTTTTACTCAATTCTCCCAGCTTAATTCTATTTTGCATAAAGCAATTAATGAACATAACTTTCAAAGCCTTGAGCCGCTTGTTGTCTCCAGAACCGCATATCGTCTAACCGAAAAGATGCACGAAGAACATCCGGAGGCTATTGAACAATTGAGCAAGGGACACGCATATGATATGTCCTCGAATATTTTCGAAAGGTTACCACAAATATTTTTTGACTCTAAACCTGATGATGGATTCAGCTATGTCAGGATTTATGGAAAAGTGGGTACAGCAAGGTTGTACAAGTATGTAAGAGAGGACTATGTGCGACCAGTATCTAATCTGCATAAGTACAAGGTATTAATGGCACGTGCAGACGGAGCTGCCGGAACAATAGGTAATCCTATTCCTGCAAGAATTATCGGAACACCAATTGTAGAAGTGCCGAACACAGGTAATACAGAGACATTTCTTAGCATTGGTGCTTTTGCAGACAATACTTGCGCTGAGAATGCGCTAAAGTATATTAAGACAAGATTTGCGAGAACATTACTGAGCGTTTTGAAAACGACACAAGACATCACACCTGAAAAGTTTAAATATGTCCCCCTCCAAGACTTCACTGAAAACAGCGACATCGACTGGAGTAAGCCTGTTTCTGAAATCGACCAGCAGCTCTATGCAAAATACGGCTTAACACAGGAAGAAATCGACTTCATCGAAACTCATGTAAAGGAGATGGATTAAGTGGCGAAAATCAGTATTCAGACAACCCGACCTGTCGTTCCAATGATATACGCTTATACAACTCCCGGCGTTTCCTATCATGACGGCTGGACAAAGATTGGATATACCGAACAAGATGTCACCACTCGCATTAGGCAGCAAACACATACAGCAGGTATCCAGTGGGAACTGCAATGGAAGAAAAATGCACTTTTCGATGATGGTTCAGGACGCAGTTTCCGTGATTCAGATTTTCATGCCTACCTGCAAAAGCAGGGCGTTCCCCGTGAAGCAGGGACAGAGTGGTTTCAGATCTCTGGCAGTGACTCCAAACGCATGATCAATGATTTCCGTGAGAACTGTGGAGTACTGAAAACTATCGGTACTGTTGCCTATGAACTTCGTTCCGAGCAGGAGCAGGCAGTTGCGCAGACCTTTGACTATTTCCAGAGCCATCAAAACGGCGAATTTCTCTGGAATGCAAAACCACGTTTTGGAAAAACACTGGCTACATATGACCTCTGCAAACGCCTGAAAGAGAGCAAAGGCAAGATGGCTTGTAATATTCTGATCGTGACAAATCGTCCGGCAATTGCCAATTCGTGGTATGATGATTTCGTAAAGTTTCTTGGAACAGAATCCGGCTTTCGGTTTGTCAGTGAAGTATCTGCTTTGAAGGGTAAACCTTACGTTCTGACAAGATATGAATACACGGACAACCTTTCAAGTAGTGGACTTGCAAGTTGTATCGAATTTGTCAGTTTGCAGGATTTAAAAGGCTCGCTTTATTTCGGTGGTCAGTATGACAAGCTGAAAGAACTGGTACAGATGCAGTGGGAACTGCTGGTTATCGACGAGGCACACGAGGGTGTGGACACATCCAAAACAGATGTGGCATTCCATCAAATCAAGCGCAATCACACGCTGCACCTTTCCGGTACACCGTTCAAGGCACTGGCGAATGACAAGTTTCCTGCCGATGCCATCTATAACTGGACATATGCGGATGAACAAAAGGCAAAGCGTGATTGGAGTGATGTCGAGCACAACAACCCCTATGAGAATCTGCCGCAGCTCAATCTGTTTACATATCAGATGTCCGAAATTATTCGTGATCAATTGCAGCAGGGTGTTGAAATCGAGGGTGAAACGGAAGAATATGCGTTTGATCTGAATCTGTTTTTCTCTACGAAAGCGAATGGCTCTTTTGTCTATGAAAGCTCTGTTGACAGATTTCTTAATGCACTCACCACTCAGGAGAAATTCCCGTTTTCCACTCCAGAACTCCGTGCAGAACTTTGCCATACCTTTTGGCTGCTTGACCGTGTGGATAGTGCAAAGGCTCTGGCAAAGAAGCTGAAAGCACATCCGGTGTTCAAAGACTATGAAATCATACTTGCTGCCGGTGATGGCAGACTTTCGGAAGAAGATGAAGCAAAGAAGGCATACGATAAAGTCCGTGATGCTATTGATAAGTATGATAAGACAATTACACTGTCTGTCGGTCAGCTTACTACAGGTATAACGATTCCCGAATGGACAGCGGTGCTGATGCTGTCTAATATCAAATCTCCTGCTTTATATATGCAAGCAGCTTTCCGTAGCCAGAATCCGTGGAGATACACAGAGTGCGGCGAAATGCGTGTTAAGCAGAATGCGTATGTGTTTGACTTTGACCCTGCAAGAACACTGATTATCTTTGAAGAATTTGCAAATGACCTGAATTCCAGTACGTCTGGAGGTAAAGGCGATAGTGATTCCAGAAAGCAGAATGTCCGTGTGCTGCTCAATTTCTTCCCTGTTATCGGCGAGGACGAGCAGGGCGAAATGGTGGAGCTTGATGCGGAAAAGGTGCTGTCCATTCCGAGAAGGATTCGTTCTTTGGAGGTCGTTCGTCGTGGCTTCATGTCGAATTTTCTGTTTCAGAATATTGCAAACATCTTTAATGCACCGCCGGAGGTTATTGATATTATCAGTTCTCTGCCGAATGCGCCGGAGGGCGATTTGGTGGACGTATCACCGCAGACAAGAGAGGATTTGTCTGTCAATGATGAGGGCGAAGTGGATTTGCCGGATGAATTTGTGATTGGCAGGTCACAGAAAGTATTCGGTGATAAAATCTATGGTGAAATTACAGATACTCTTGCACAGAAAACAGAAGAGATAGTAGCTGCTCCTGCTACTACAGAACAACAACAGGTAGAGCGTTTGCAAGATGTATTTAAAAAGGAATTAGTCGCTCCAGTGATGCAGGTGACAAATGACACTTATGGAGCAGATCTGAAAGCCAAAGATTCTAAAAAACTTAAAAAGCAGCTTGAACAGAAAGCTGACAAACTCGTTACTCAGGAATACGGAAACTACTCTATTCAGAAGAAAACTCTCGAAGCAGAAAGACAAGATGTACTTAAACATCTCCACGAAACAGGACAGTCTGCCGCCGAGGTCAATGACCATTTTGACACACTGGTGCAGGAAGCTACGGATGCCTTCAAGGAACGTGTTAGCACTGTTCTGGAGGAAACCGTTCCGACACTGTGCGAAGAGGTCGTAAAAACAGTCGAAACACAGAAGCGTGAGCGTACCAAAGAAACGATTGAGGATGCTGTGCGTGACCATCTGCGTGGCTTTGCAAGAACGATTCCGTCCTTCCTTATGGCATACGGCGATGATTCTACCACTCTTGAGACATTTGATGTGATTATTCCTGACGAGGTTTTCCTTGAAGTCACAAGCATCACGCTCGATCAATTCCGCTTGCTTCGTGACGGTGGCTCGTATATCGATGCTGAAACCGGAGAAGAAAAGCACTATCCCGGAAAGTTGTTTGATCATGTAGTATTTGATGACTCTATCAAGGAATTTCTGGCACTCAAGGTAAGACTGTCGAATTATTTTGACGATACACAGAGTGAAGACATTTTTGACTATATTCCGCCGCAGAAAACTAACCAGATTTTCACACCGAAGCATATCGTGAAGCAGATGGTGGATTTACTGGAACAAGAGAATCCCGGCTGTTTCGATGATCCTTCAAAGACATTTGCAGATTTGTATATGAAATCGGGTCTGTACATTGCGGAAATTGTAAAGCGGCTGTTCAATTCTAATGGTATGAAACAGGCATATCCTGACAAAGCAAAGCGGCTGCAGCATATCTTTGAGAAGCAGGTTTACGGTCTTGCACCGACGGAGATTATCTATCAGATTGCACTTCACTTTATTCTTGGATTTGATGATGGTAATCTAATTCGAAATCATCATCTTCGTCAGTGTGATGCACTTCCTTTGGCGAAGAATGGTACACTAGAGTCAAAGTTGGATGCAATTTTTGACAGTATTGAATAGAATTGGAAGTAATGAATAGTGATTGGTGAAAAATTTACATTAATGCAATATTCAGTCAGCGCCATTCTTGGTCTGATTGATGTTGAGCAATTTGTTATTCCTGAGATACAGCGTCCTTTTGTATGGAAGCGCAGTCAAGTTCGTGATTTGATTGACTCTCTTTATAGTGGCTATCCAACCGGTTACATCATTACATGGAAGAATC